GGAGAACCTCGAGGAGATGGCCCGTATGGGCCTTGCCAAGCCTCCTGAGGCTCCGGTCCTAAAACCAGAGGTCCCCGACGGGGAACCTCCTTCAAGCCTTGACGACCCCCCTGAGGAGGGCGTAAAGGCCCTCGGCACAGATACCACCACTTGATGTTAACTGTGCTGACTGACACCAAACCTGGAAAGGATCCTGAAAATGGCCTTCCGTAAGAAGATCCCTCGTAAACGCTCAAGAAAGCTGTTCAGCCGGACGGCGAAAAGAACAAACAGAAAAAACGTGGTCAAAGGCCGGCCCATGCGGGGCGGTATCCGGATGTAATTGGGGCTCACAACCCCTTCACATTCCGCCACTATAAATAGAGGTCGTCCCGGTGCCATGCTACCATCCGATAACGGGGTATCGTGCCCGGGCGATCTCTCCCAACGGGAAAAGGGGGATCGTCTTTAACCCACGGTATGGCTTCGAGGACCTTCCAGTGTCAGTCCCCTGTGGTCAATGCGTCGGCTGCCGTCTAGAACGCTCTCGTCAGTGGGCCATCCGCTGTTACCATGAGGCGTCTCTCCATGAGGAAAATTGCTTTATCACTCTTACTTATGATGATCATCATCTACCTCTTTCTCGCTCTCTTGATGTGCGAGATTTCCAACGATTTATCAAACGGCTCCGCAAAAAATTCGGGCCCAAAATTCGTTACTATCACTGTGGCGAGTATGGCGAACACACACGACGTCCGCACTACCATGCCTGTCTATTCAACTTCGACTTTCCGGATAAGGTCCTTCATAAAATAATCAATGACAATAAACTTTATACGTCTGAAATAATCTCTGAACTCTGGCCCTTAGGCTTCTGCCTAATAGGAAATGTCACCTTCCAAAGTGCGGCGTATGTCGCCCGCTACATAATGAAAAAAATAAACGGCAATGCTGCACCAGACCACTACCAATATATCGACCCGGAAACCGGGGAGATCCACAAACTCCGTCCTGAATACACGACTATGAGCCGCCGGCCCGGGATCGGGCGCGGCTGGCTCGAAAAATACGCCGGGGACGTGTTCCCCGGTGACTTCGTGGTCATGGACGGAAAAAAGATGAAACTGCCGCGGTACTATGACCGCCTACTCCAAGAATACGACGCAGACGCGTTCCAAGCGATCCGCGACGCGCGCGTGCGTGCGGCGAAAAAGCATTCGGAAAACAACACGCCTGCCCGGCGAAAAGTCCGGGAAATCGTGCAGAATGCGAAACTGAAAAACCTCCCTAGAAACCTTGGAGAATAAAATGATCTTGCAGATCTTCACGGTCTACGACAGTAAGGCCGAAGCGTTTCTCGCCCCCTTCTTCCTGAAGGCGCGAGGGCAGGCAATCCGTTCTTTCACGGATACCTGCAACGATCCCGAGCACGCCTTCTACAAACATCCCTCGGATTACACACTCTTCGCCCTGGGGGAGTACGACGACGCCCAGGCTGCGTTCGAGATCTATGAGGCGCCCGTAGGACTGGGCGTCGCGATCGAGTTTAAAATCACTGAAAAGGATACATCACCGTGAAAATGCCAAGTGTGATGTCGCACAAGTTCAGCGAAGTTCCTCGCGCGGATATTCCGCGCGCTGCGTTCAATCGCTCTCATGGGTGCAAGACAACCTTCGACGCCGGCTTTCTAGTGCCGGTATTCGTCGATGAGGCGCTTCCAGGCGACACGTTCAATCTGCAGATGACGGCGTTCGCCCGCCTCGCTACACCCTTGCATCCCTTCATGGACAATCTGTTCCTATCGTCCTTCTTCTTCGCCGTGCCGATCCGTCTCCTTTGGGACAACTGGCAGAAATTTAACGGCGAGCAAGTGGATCCCGGCGACAGCACGGACTTCCTCATCCCTACCATGCCCTCGACGCCGACGACGGGGTACCTCGCGGGGTCGTTGCATGATTATCTTGGAATTCCGACGGAAATTCCTGACCTTAGTCATGCGTCTCTCTGGCATCGTGCTTATAATCTCATTTGGAACGAATGGTTCCGCGATCAAAATCTGCAAGACAGTGTGGTCGTGGACAAAGACGATGGCCCGGACGCTCCTACGGACTACGTCCTACTTCAACGTGGCAAGCGCCACGACTACTTTACTTCGGCTTTACCGTGGCCTCAGAAAGGGCCGGCGGTAGAGCTCCCGCTTGGCGGGACTGCCCCTATCCTGGGTCTCGGGCGCGAGAACCAAACCTATGATGTGACCAGTGCCGCCGTCTATGAGACGGGCGGCACGGGCACGACGATATATCCCAAATCAAAGGGAACGGGCAGCGCCCAACTGATGGTCGAGGAAGATATTACCAATCTCGGGTTCCCCGGGATCTTCGCCGACCTCTCTGCGGCGACAGCCGCTACAATCAATCAACTACGTGAAGCCTTCCAAATTCAAAAACTTTACGAGCGGGACGCCAGGGGCGGCACTCGGTATACCGAGGTCATCCGCTCGCACTTCGGCGTCACTTCACCGGACGCACGGCTACAGCGGCCGGAATACCTCGGGGGTGGGAACACCCCCATCAACGTGATGCCTATCCCACAAACGTCGGAGTCAGCCACGACGCCGCAGGGGAACCTGGCGGCAATCGGGACTGCTTCAATATCCCGACATGGCTTCACAAAATCCTTCACTGAGCACTGTGTGCTCCTCGGCATGGTCTGCATCCGTGCCGATCTAAACTACCAGCAGGGCCTTCCAAGAATGTTCTCTCGGTCTACTCGATGGGACTTCTATTGGCCGGCGCTCGCCCATATCGGCGAGCAGGCCATTCTCAATAAAGAAATCTTCGCCCAGGGTTCTATTGCTGCGACCGACGACTTGGTCTTCGGATATCAGGAGCGGTTCGCGGAATACCGCTACAAGCCTTCGCAAATTACGGGGCAATTCCGCTCCAACTTCGCAACTTCCCTGGATACCTGGCATCTGGCCCAGGATTTCGCTACCCTGCCTGCCTTGGGGGCCGCTTTCATAGTCGAGACCCCACCTATTGACCGCGTCATCGCCGTTCCTTCCGAGCCGCACATGCTGTTCGACAGCTACTTCGATTTGAAGTGCGCTCGACCGATGCCAATCTTCGGCGTGCCCGGTCTAATCGATCACTTCTAACAACCGCAAACCGGGGAAGGGGGGCCTTCGCAGATAGAGGCCCCCCGCGCTCCCGGTGAGGATCAAACAATGGCCTTCCCATGGGTAGCCGCTGCAATGGCGGGCTCGTCGGCCCTCTCCTTCCTCGGAGCGGAGCGACAAAACAAAGAAAACCTCTCGCGTTCTCGCGAGGAAATGGCTTTTCAGGAACGCATGTCTTCGACTGCTTACCAAAGATCAATGGCCGACATGCGCAAAGCCGGCTTAAACCCAATACTGGCCTACAAACAAGGCGGGGCCTCGGCCCCATCGGGGGCGAAGATCCCTGCCGTTAATGAACTGGAGCCGGCGATTTCGTCCGCGCTCCAGACCCGCCGCCTTGCGGCGGAACTAAAAAACATCTCCGCGGACACGGAGATGAAAGAGGCTTCCCGAAACACTATCGATACGCAGGGCGCAAAAAACACTATGCAATTCCGGATCCTGCGGGAGGATCTACACTCTGCAAAAGCAAATGCTGCGGCCGCTAGAACGACGAAGGAGTTCTTCGAGAGCAAGACCGGGAAGATGCTGAAAATGCTCGACCTACTTGGTCGCTCGATCAATCCCTTCGCGTCGACGACGCGCGCATTGAGGTAACGATAATGCGACACATCAAAAAAGCCTACGACCCGCACGACCGCGTGCAGGTCGAATTCCCTACGCCGAGCCTGGCCAAGCAGAGCTTCGCCGGCGAGTGCGATATAAATAAAATCATGCGTAAGTTCGAGAAGACCGGGCTGATTTCCCATAACAACTCCGTGGCGGGCCGCTACGGCGACTTCCTCTCGGCGCCGGAATACCACGATGCGTGCAACGCCGTGATCGCGGCCGACTCGGCCTTCCAATCCCTCCCGGCAAAAATCCGGGAACGCTTCGGGAACAGCCCGGCTTCGTTCCTCGACTTCGCTCAGGATCCGGAGAACCTCGAGGAGATGGCCCGTATGGGCCTTGCCAAGCCTCCTGAGGCTCCGGTCCTAAAACCAGAGGTCCCCGACGGGGAACCTCCTTCAAGCCTTGACGACCCCCCTGAGGAGGGCGTAAAGGCCCTCGGCACAGATAC